GACACTGTAGACCCTAACACAGGATTGCTACGTTACCAAGCTACTGTTCACAACCGTTTATTTGAAGATAAGGATTTAGAGTTAATCTCTCCTTACCTCAAGTATAAAGCAATGGACTTTAGTGTTGACTCTACAGGCACTTCTATCTTGCTTAAGGACTTGTCCCTAGCGGCTGGTTCACAGATGCTTATACCCCACAACATTAACACAATACAAGCTATTGCTAATGGTACTGAGATTAAGATTATGGTTAAAGATGGCGCTAAGATTCTTATTGAATCCCTGCCAGTCTCCGCTGTAAGCATTAATGGCTCTTTTGTAAACTCTGTATTGAACAGTGCTGTAACTGAGCTAAATAACTTGTTCACTAACACTCTTAGCTTTGCTTCACAGGGTAATCCTGTAACTGGCTTTACTTTAAGTGGAAATGACTTAACTCTAACGTTATCAGATGCTACTTCTTATACCGCTGACGTAACTACATTAGGTGTAGATACTAACAAGTTTGTAACAAGTGGTGCTTTAAGCGGCAACATCATTACCTTAACTATGGATGATGCGACCTCAGTGTTCATCGATGCGGCTGGTTTGGCTGTTGATAACGATACTACAATTGTAAGTGGTTCTGTTGCTGGTAATACAATGAGCCTCACTACTAACTCTGGTTCTATCATTACCGTAGACGTTACCTCTTTGGCTACAGGTTCAAGCACACAAGTAGTTAGCGGTGCTGTTGTAGGTACTAACTTAGTATTAACAATGGGTGATGCTTCAACAGTAACCATTGATGCGGCTAACATGATTAACGGCTCTACAATGAGTGCTGTCAATGACGAATGGTACATCTCTTACGGAACTAATGCTAACCAACCCGTTGTTGCAAACACTATGGATACTACTGTAGTAGGTGGAACTGCGATAAACCTTCAAGGGCCGTACTACTTTGGTCGCGCCTTACTACGAGGGTCTGAGTTCCAGTTTAACATGAACACTGGTAACCAGCTTCGTTTAGGTGTCTGGGATGGTGCTGAAGTAGCTACCTCTTACACTGGCTCTTCACCTCAAACTGATGCGCTTAACTGGAACACAGTGTTTAGCTTTGCTAACGGCTCTGGTAAGTTCACAGACTCTACTAACGTAGATGTTTCAACCTATCACACTGGAGGCTATACAGTTGCTAACAGCGCACCTATGTCTCTTAGATTTGGTGATGATGGCCATTTAACACTTATCGACATGTCTGGTAGTACTGAAGTTGTTGTAGCTAAAACAACTATCGCTTTATCTGTTACTTCTTTCAACTTACAGTTTGGTGGTTTCAATAACTCCGTATTCCCTAATGCTATCATTAAGGACAGCGGATGGTCTATTGTTCACGACTTTGATGGTTCTGAAGCAGGATTAGTAAACGGCATTGAAGACCATACGGTTCTTAAGTCTGACATCTCTATTCTCCCCGGTGAGAAGATTATGTTTATGTTAGATGAAGTAGGACAAGGAGACTTCTTCGGTACTGGGTATACCTCAGCTTCTACAGGTGTTACTACAGCTGAAGAACAGTTAGATGGTACATTCATCTATCAGACTAATGAAGCTATTGTATTTGATACTGCGGCTGGAGTCTCAGATTGGAATGCGAATGTAAACGCAACCCATTACTTCTTTTCGGCAAGTCTAAACCAATACAGAGAAGGTGGTACTGGTGACGCGCAAGGCATGTTTAGCTTACGCTACACAACAGATAACTCCATCACACTCTTTGATGAAGACGCTAATGCTAAGATTGCTACCCGTAAAACTGATGGTGACGGTACTACTCCTCTACACCTATTCTTTGGTGTTAAAGGAAACAGAGCTTACTACTCAATCCCAGTAATCTCTAAGCAGTCTATTACAGGTGGCTCACAGCCTAATCTAACGTTTGCTCCAGATGTATCTGATCAAGCATTCACTGTTGAACAGAACACTGCGTTTAACTTCCAGATTGCTCTTGATGCTAACTCTGACATTGTTAACATGTATGGCGAAAGTGATGCTCCAAGTTGGGCAGTACTAGGTCAAGTAAATGGTCAGTTCATTGGTACAGCACCAGCTCACAACGGTTCAACTGACTCTTATGTCATTAACTGTAAAGCGGCTAATGCTATCGGTGGTATAACTAACTTTACTGTAACTATCAACGTAACATTACCTGCTTACACCAACTCAAAGTCTTTAAAGTTCCCCGTATCATCAAGTGCATACTTGCAAGGTAATGCGGCTAATGTAACAGCCTTACAAAGAGCCGCTAATGGTTCTGGTGCCGCTGATGCTTGGACAATATCCATGTGGCTGAAGCCCGTGTCTCAAACTGGTGCACAAACCTTGCTTTACTTTGGTGACGCTACTGGTGCGATTCATGTGACTCAACAAGCTGGAACAGGTAGTTCTGCTTCTATAGTGTTTGGTTATGGTAACAGCTCAAATATGATTGTGAAATCAAGTACTACTGCTCTTCCACTAGATGGAAACTGGCATCATATTGTACTCTCCTATGGTGGTGGCTTGACAGGGACAACTTTCGGCGACCTTGGAAACTACCTTGCGGAGTTCAACATCTATGTAGATGGTGTATTGATTTCAGCTACACCTAACCATATTGGTAATGGTTTCTCTGGTGCTATCCCTGCGGCTAACTTTTCAATCGGAAAGAACCCATTGAATAACACTGACTATATCAGAGATGGGATTATCAACCAAGTAGCTATTTGGGATACAGACCAGTCTGCGAACATAGCGACTATCTATAACAGTGGTGCTACTCACAACTTAAGCCTATTGGCTACAGCTCCTGCTCATTACTATGAGATGGAAACGTCTGTAACAACTATAGCTGACATTGAAGGTAGTGCGCCTTTAACTGGTTATAACTTTATTAGTGGTGACTTGGTTACTGACACACCATAAAAGATACTTAGAAACAATCGGGGGTACACTCGTGCCCCCTTTAACTTAACTCTTACATTACTCATCTGAGGATCAGTAAAGGAGATCAATATGGCTAGAATAACTAACCCTACAACCAGCCAGAATATGGGCCGTGACAGAATTAACTCGCCTTCAAAAGATGCGATTAAGAAATCTGGAACAGCACTATTCTCATTGGTTAAAGGAGAACAACTACACATAGGTATGACAGCTTCATGGCTGACTAACCTAACAGGGTGTACAATAACCGTAAAAGTAATTGAAGGGGCTAATGATGGTCTAGGTACTGTCCCTACTCTTCACGATGCTACCCCGGTTATTACTGCGCTCACTGTGTTAGATGTAGATGTATCTGACAATCAATTTAAAATAGTATTCCCTGATACCCTTTGTGATACATGGGGCACTCAGCCTACCCCCGATAAGCCTGTTTATGGTTTCATTGGTGTAGAAATTGCTGACGGAGGAGTTGGAGATCAACAACAAAAATGGAAACCAGTAAGAGGTTTAGTAGAAATACTTTATAGTCCTACGGAGGTAGTGTGATATGTATGATACTACTAACTATGTTCTTAAAGTTGAAGGACAAGATTACAAACTAAACCTCGCTAGAACTGGTGGGCAAGGGTCAAAAGGTGACTCTATTACTAACGCTGTAATTGATAGCAACAATGATTTAATCATTACTATCTCTGATGGCATTGGTAACGTAATAAACACTATAAACGCAGGAAGTATTACCGATTCTATAAATGATACTTTATCAATTGACTCTTTAGTTGACGTAGTTATTACTTCAGTACAAGACAATGATATTATACAGTACGATTCTGCTACCTCAAAATTTGTTAACCACTCCCTAACTACTAGCAAGGTTGCCGACATAGATAACACTAACTTAGCTGATGGAGCTTTGTATGTATATGACGGAACAGCAAGTAAACACGTTGCAACTACCGAAATCAATAACTCTAACACAACTATTACAGGCGGCACATTCTAATGGCTACTAAAATTTTACTTAAAAAGTCCTTAACAGGCGGCGCAGTCCCCCTCATCGCTAACCTCGATGCAGGCGAAATAGCAATTAACTTAGTAGATCGCAAGGTCTATTCTAAAGATGGCGCAGGCGCTATCGTACGCATGGACGGGGCTTACATAGATTCTACTGCTCCTGCGAACCCAACTGAAGGCGATATCTGGTATGATACTGCCAACAACACCCTTAAGGCTCACAACGGCACTGGTTTTATTTCTGCTGGATACGCAACTATTGCGGCACTAGAAGACACTGTTATTACTTCTGTTGCTGATGGCGAGTTCTTAGTATATGACAATGCTACAAGCAAGTGGATCAATAAGACCCTCGCTGAAGCAGATGTACAACCAGCTTCTACTCTTGAAACTGATGTTGAAGCTCTTTTCTCTGTAACTAACGCAAGTGGAGACGGAAGTCTTGCTTACAGTGCTGGTGTATTTACTTACACTGGGCCAAGTGCGTCTGAAGCACAAGCTCACTTCACTGGTGGAACAGGGGTAACCATTGTTGCTGGCGAGATAGCTATTGGCCAAGCGGTTGCCACTACTGACAGCGTAGAGTTTGCTAACGTAACTGCACCTACTGTTGATGGTAACGGTACTACTCTTACTTTAGACCCTTCTGCTGACGGGGCTAACACTGGTGAAGTAATCATTGCTGGTGACCTTACAGTAAACGGTACTACTACTTCTGTTAACTCTAACGAAGTAAACATCGGTGATGCAATCATCGTTCTTAACGCTGACGAAACTGGTACTGCTTCACAAGATGCAGGTATTGAGATTGAGCGTGGAACAGATGCTAACAAAGTACTTAAGTGGAACGAAACTGATGATGCTTGGGACTTAGGCGGCGAGACTATGCAAAACATTATTCTCGATGGCGGTTCTTACTAATAAGCAACTAAACAAAAAGAGGCACCTCTACATAGGGGTGTTCTCTCTTTCCTTGAAAGAAAAACGGAGGCCACATGGCTACTACAATAAAACATAAAAGATCTAGTGTTTCAGGTAACATCCCTGCAACAGGAGTAATGGAAGTTGGTGAACTTGCTATTAACTTTGCAGATCAAAAGATTTACACCAAAACAGGGGCAGGCGCAGTAATCGAATTAGCCCCCGGCGGTAATGCAACTCTTACCCTACTTAGTTTTACAGGTGACGGTTCAGCTGTTGATTTCACACTGAGCAGTAACCCACAAGAAAATAATACTCTAGTCTATATCGATGGTGTTTACCAAAATAAAACCAGCTATAGCATTAGTAACAGCGTACTAACCTTCTCTGGAGCACCCGATAACGGGGCGGCCATTGAAGTTACTGTACCCGGTATTGCCCCTATTGAAGAATACACTGTCTTTAAAGTAAACCAGTTTACAGGAGATAACTCTACTACTGTATTTACTTTATCTGGAACAGTCCTAGAAAACAACACTAATGTTTATTGGGATGGCGTTTACCAAAGCAAGTCCAACTATTCAGTATCAGGTACTACACTGACCTTTTCAACTGCACCTCCTACTGGAGTTTCTGTTGAGGTAATGGCAGGAGAAGCCACAACGGTTACAGTGACCCCTGATGACAATACAGTTACTACCGTTAAGCTTGTTGACAACTCAGTTACTACTGATAAGATTGTTGACGGTACTATCACCTCTGCTAAGTTAGGCGCAGGAGTCGGTGGAGCCTTTAATGATTTTTCTATTAAAACAACGGCATACACAGCGGTCACTCGTGACCAGCTTATTGTCAACTCAACTAGCGCAGTAACAATTACTTTACCAGCAAGCCCTACAGCGGGCAACGTAGTGTTCATTAAGAACGCTAACACAGGTACAGTAACGGTGGGTCGTAATGGCTCAAATATTAACTCAGTAGCAGATGATGGAACACTGGCGGAAGACGCCGGGGTCACTCTTGTCTACGTAGATTCAACTATTGGTTGGAAGGAGCTTTAAATGGCTATTAAATTAGGAGGCGGCGGAGGCGGCGGCGCACAAATTAACGAAATAGGCGTATTTGTAGATCAAGGAGACGTATTTACAGATTCAAATGGTGCTGTCTGGCTAAAGAAAGGTTCTAGGACTCTTGACACAACTACCTACCCAGACGCACTTTCTCAAAATGCGGCAGTTTCAAACGCTACCGATTTTCAGTCGGCACACACTATGGGCAGTACTAGCCCTTGGGGGCTTACTACGTCGGAAGACGGGGCATGGGCGCTGAGTTCTTATACATATAATAGTAATCAATATGCTTATCTTGATATAGCATCAGATACTCCAACTCACAATCCGTACTGGCCAAGTCTGGTCTCAGGTTATTCAATAGTTGATACAGAATACATTAAATGTAGAGCAGCATCTGGTGTTGAGTCTTATATTACTAATGCAAATAACTATTTTGCAGCGTGCCTTGCTAAAAGCTCAAGCGGACCTATCCGGATTCAATTTTGCTCTTTGGTTGGGGGTTCAGGGACGAGCGCAGGACTCCCCGATACTAATAAAGGTATAATTCAATTATCCAATAGTGCAGGCGCTAACTTAGGCACGATAGTTGGTTATGGAGAGCCGGCTCAGGCGTCTTCTATGTACTGGGACTCCGTAGGCCGGAAGATGTATGTTATGTTTGGCTACACTACGTCAAAGCTAGTTTTATATGTTTACAATTGGAGCGCCCAGACCTTTGGATACACGAGTATTAACGTGGCCGCTAACCTCTTAAATGCCAGTCAAGAAATTGATTGGAGGGCACAGATGCCGACAGATGACGGTCAAGCATACAACTTGTCAGGGGACTCTACACATTTATATCTAGATTACTACAAATCAGGCGTAGGTAGGGTAATAAGAAAATTCCCGTTGTCAGGAAATCTTAGTTGGTCTAGTGGCTCAGAAATAGGGGTGCTAGCCGACCCTGCCACAGGTGGCAATGGTCAAGTATTAAAGCTTTCTTCTAGCAATACTGGCACTACTGTCTCTATTAGAGGAGGGGCTAACTATTTTAAGACGGTTGACTCAGTCCTAAAATTTGTTATGTTCGATACGCCAAGGAACGTGTCTGAGTTTGCAATAAATGTACCTATTATTGGGGAAGGCACACCAGATTACCGTCACGCAAAAACCCAATACCAGAGGATTAAATAATGACTTTTTTCACAACTTTTAACCCCCTTGAGTGGCGTAACAGAGAGCTAGAAAATACTGACTGGATTTATTTTACTCCAGATGACCACAAAGACCGTGAAGCTATTCTTGCCTACCGCCAAGCACTACGTGACTGGCCGAGCACTGAAGACTTCCCTCATATCAGACCGGAGGTGTAATCATGGCTATCACTAAAGTTTCTGCAAGTGTTCTTGCTAGTAACAGTATTAGTTCTGAACAAATAGCAGACGGAGCAATAGGCACCTCTGCTTTAACAGATACGATTGCGGTTGGCACTCCTACAACTACAGTAAGTAGTTCTGGGAACGCTACAGCAAATACACATCACTTTATAAGTGCGGCAGGGGTAACTCTTACTCTGCCGACACCTACCGTTGGTATGAAAGTATTTGTAACTGTGGGTAATTTCACAGACACGGTGATTGGACGTAACGGCAGTACTATTGTCGGTGACGCTTCTGATTTAACAATTAACGTAGCTAATATGGCCATTGGTCTTATTGGTACATCTACTTCTTCATGGGTATTCTTATGAGTAATTTAACAGATTTAATAAGTGCAGGCGGCGGTGGTGGCGGTGGCGCAGATAAACTAAACCTTTTAAATCCTTCTAGTGGTTTGAAAGTAGTGCTTCAGGAATCAACGACTTACACACCAAGCGTTGATTGTACCGCTGTTGTCACTTGCATTGGTGCAGGGGCTAGTGGTGGCAATTCTCGACGCATATCAGCGGTATATGGAGCCACTGGCGGTGGTGCAGGAGGGGTATGTCAAAGTGAGCTTAATCTTACTTCTGGGACTACATATACCATAACTATTGGTGCAGGTGGCGCACAGTCTAGTTACGGCGGGGGTAATGTAGGAGGTAATACAACTTTTACAGGTTCTGACATTACTGACATGACTGCAAACGGCGGGGCGGCGGGGGCGGCTTTTAATGCTCCCATCGGCCATGCAACGCAAACAGCAGCAGGAGGCACTGCTTCAGGAGGAAATATAGCTAATCATACCGGAGGAGCTAGTATTTCCATAAGCACTAACGGAAGCGGTTCAGCAATAGGGGGAGGGTCGCTTGGCTTTTTTGGAACAGGAAAAGCCTGCTCTGGATCTGGCTCAAACGCAATTTCAGGAGCAAACATAGACTTAGTACCCATTGATTTAATACCTCAACAGTTATTAGATTATAACTATAACACTGGGGGTTTCGCCAACGGTGCTTCGGGAAGTATCAGTACTGTAACTGCGGGTACCGGAGCTTTTGGATGTGGGGGAGGAGGATGTAATATAAACGTAGGCTACTCAGGTACCGGAACCGCCATTGCAGGTGAAGGCGGCATAGGTGCAGGGGGTGGGGGCGCGTTCTCATTTGCGGCACCAGGGTATAGTGCAAACGTTGATTCTACTTCAGGCGCGGGCGGTAATGGTATGGTCCTACTAGAATTTGTTTAAGGAGAATTAAATGAAATATAATATTAAAGATGCTGATGGTAACATCACAAATACCATCGTTGCAGACGCAGAGTTTGTTGAAGCTAACTTTGAACACTATGAACTCTATGTTGCACCTACACCTGTAGCGCCTACAGCAGAGGAAGAAGGACGTACATGGAGAGACAGTGAGCTATCGGCTACTGATTACATAGTTCCTTTGACTGACCATCCACAGCGTGCTGATTACATAACTTACAGAGCGGCACTAAGAACATGGCCGAGCACTGAAGACTTCCCTGCCACTAAGCCTACTTTAGGAGAATAAAATGGCATTAACAAAAATAAAAGCAAGCGGGATCACTTCTGAACCCGTAGCCGTGGGGGTTAGTACAGTAAGTACTGCCTCTTCGGTTACTGCTATAAAAAACACACATGTATATGTGAGTGTGGCGGGGCAAACAATTACGTTGCCTGCGTCACCGTCCGTTGGAGATAGACTATTAGTTACTGTAGGTAATTTTGCAGATACGGTAGTAGGCCGAAACGGTTCAAACATTATGAGTAGCGCTACTGATTTTACAATGGATAGCGCTTATCTTTCAATTCAATTTTTATATGTTGACACAACAAGAGGATGGGTGCTCTCATGAGTAATTTTTCAGATTTCATAGGCGGCGGTGGTGGCGCTAACATACCGTATAAAGGTTCAACAGCAGAGGTCACTCACCTCCCAGTGGCCGAAGGTACATATCAAGCTCTTGATACTGCGGGAAACATAGTACCTACATCATCTTCACTAGTTGATGCTCAGTCGCCTAGTTCCGCAAGTCTTGCTCAAGCCGCAGGATTTTCTACACATAGACAGTGGGGTTTCTATACTGGTGGTAAACAAGAAATAACTATGCCTAATGGGAATTCGCTAGTTGCGACTGGCGCTTATACCAATACAAGCGTGACTGGAATAGTGTTTAGTCTTCTTAGTTCAACAGGCGCAATTATTTCTCAACACGTTCCTTATGGGATGAGCAACGCCAATTTTTACAGTTATAATGCTATTTCTATACAGTATGCTGGCGAAGACAGTCAATACTATTTGTTTACTATGTTTATAAAAGGTCTGAACTCTAGTAATAACAATGGCGACCAAGTTGGTTTCATTGTAAAAGTAGATAAATCGACCAATGTAATCTCTCATTCTACAGTGACAACCACTCAACTTAATAATTCAAATATACAGGATTACGTTGGCACTAGCACTCCGCGCATGTACTTAGCAAGAAGTAAAGCAGTTTATTGCGCTGAATTTATTTCAACCGCAAACTCGACAACGGCTGGCACTATTACAATATCTACA